TAACCCCTTCGATCCGGATGACATTTTATATCTCATCCCGGAGGAGTTCGCTGTGCAAGTTCGTGTGTCATTGACACAGAGGCACCGTCTCATAGTCCTGGCAACACCCTTCTCCACTGCTCAATCCGGTACGGGACACCGTGAGGGTCCCCCCCATTCTGGGGCCGACGATAGCCGGGACTATTCGGAAAGAGGAGGGGGTAGATGGGCTCGGAGAGTTTCGTACAGCTTAAAGTCTTTCCTCCAAGAGTTCTTCTTGGGGAATGACAAGGAGCATGTAGGAAACTTCATGAGGGACGGGCGAGTCTCTGTGAACAACACTGTGCTTGTTCACCTGCTCGGAGGGTGGTACATTCGTACTGCTTTCTGGGCAGCCGGTCGGATCATACTTGAACCATCTTCCTCCCGTGAGTTTCATTATTTCCTTCGGAAGGTCCTTAGGATCTTTTCCACTCAAGGAACGAAGGGCCTCATATGCCAACTTAAGGCTGGACTTTACCTATTGAACTCAGCGGCTGGCGGGGAGCCTGTGACCAATCCTTGGTTTACAGGTGTTCCCGTCGGCCTGTCCAAAGGTGGAATGCCTCGATTTCTTCACCCTTCGGTGAGGACGGCTATCCGAGGTGGGGACTCCAGGGTTGTTAGACTCTGGGCCTCTATGCTCAATACCTATAAGGTATTTGAGTTACCTGGGCATGCCAAATTCGAGACAATCATCCTTGGACCCTCTCGCTCTTCTCCCTTTGTTCTGAAGGTCTTTTCTCACTTCGTGAGGAGTTTCTTCTGGCCGCAGGTCCTTCCCCTTCTTAAGGGTAAGAAGCCTTACAGCTCAAGGGAGGAGTGCAAGAAGTCGCTGGTTTCAAAGGATATCTTCTCCTGCGCCGCAGGACCCAATCACCCTGTGGCTGGTTTAGGGGCTGAGCATGACGCTGCCTCCTGGGGAGTAGATCAACAGCTGCGTGAGGATCCCTCCTCTATGAGGGATCCCGAACAGTGTAACCTATATTGGTACACTCAACGCTGTCTACCTTCCCAGTTGGCAGGTATCGTCAATGACCTCCAGTTCTTGAGTCAAATCGGAAGAGCCGTCCATCCCACTTATTTCCGTCTGCGTACCCCTCAAGAAAAGATTCTTGAGCCGGTAGCGGGCGACTCTAGGTGGGGTGCATGGCTGAGCTATTCCCACCGGCCCCTCAAAGCCCTCCCCTTCGGGCTAAAGATGGGTACGGTAGGAAAGATCTCTCCTATCTTCGAAGCGGCAGGAAAGGTGCGTCTCGTGGCAATCACGGACCACTGGACACAGAGAATCTGTGCTCCCTTCCACTCGTGGATAGAGGGGATCCTTAGGGCTCTCCCTTCCGATTGTACTTTTGATCAGGAGGGAGGTCTCAAGAGGTATATTAAGAAGTGTCTTCTTACTCAATACTCTTTTGACCTCTCAGCAGCCACCGATCGAATACCTCGTTCACTATACACCACCTTGTTTGGGGGTTGTACCCTCTTACCTGATGGTTATAGTGATACGTGGATGCAGTTACTCAGTGACCGTGTCTTCGACACAGCCCGAGTTCTGCATGGCGATCTCGCCCATTTCGATCGGTGTCACCCTGACCTTCCGCCATCCCGTTTCATCCGATACGGTACCGGTCAACCTATGGGAGCATTGAGTTCATGGCCTTCCATGGCCCTCCTTCACCATGCAATCGTTCAATTGGCCCATTATCTCTCGGTTTTACCCGGAGGTAGGACCTTGGACGAGCTGGAGAAGGAGATTGGGAGCCTGCGAAGCAGGTCCCCAATATATCTCTTTTCAGAGAGGTTTACCCTCTTTGAAGACTATGCTCTTCTAGGTGACGATATCGTTATTGGGGACAAGGCGACGGCCGAGATGTACCTTTCGATAATGGAGGCTATGGGAGTCAGCATATCTTTGAGTAAGTCATATCTCTCTCTTAAGGGATTGGTGAATTTCGCCAACCGGACTTTTGTCCAATTGGTTGATATTTCTCCAATTTCCATTAAGGAGGAGCTTATGATTAACTCATTGTATGCTCGATTCTCCTTCGCCTATCGAATGGTCTCTCGCGGGTATCTCGGGAAGTTACATTGTAACCTCCGAGCACCTTACCGTTTGGTTGAGGAGTTATGTAAGACTGCCTCCTTACCAACATTGATGAGATCAATGTGCCCCTCACCCATGTTATGGATGAGAGATTGGGGACCGATGATCTCCCAAGGTAAGGTCCGGGCGGATCTGATCGTCTCTCTTGCCCTATGGTGTTATCCCTCAGAGCACGTAAGTACTCTGATAGGATTACCCCTTCGAAGTTATAGACCCCTTGCGAAAGTTTTGCTTACGCAGAAGGGGATCTGGACTTCTGGACAGGAGATAAGATCAGACTCGCTACCGAAAAGTCTGGTTCATGATGAGCAGTTTATGGCGGTAGTTTCAGCGATGATAGGATCCCTTACGGGGTCCCACAAGCGCCAGGCTACTTCTGCATACTGTCTCATGAAAGGGTTTAAGGTTATAAAGGTGTGGGAGAGGCTCTCCATGTTCGATGAGATGGGGGTTCCTATCTCAAATTCGAAATGGAAGAAGCTAACCGGAGACTCTATGGGGGCCTGGGCCTCCAAGAGAAAGAACTGGACTCAATTTGTTATGAGTTTACCAGTCTACCTCCGGGATCGCTTCGATGCCTACTGGACTCCCTATCTTGGTAAGGTCCTTACCTCACTGATGCGACAGAGGTCGATCTACTGGGCCCTTCTCAGCGCAATTCACGAACGTGATGCGCTAAAAGAGAAGGAAATCCGGACAGGTCTTCCTGTGTACATTGGTGAGGAAATGTACTCTCTCCTTGATAGGAAGACTGGGGACATCGTAGAGTCTACTTTCACACTTTGCCTGGAGGAATTGTCTCTCCCTGTGTCATCTCCTGATTTTGGTTTTAACTCAGGAGCAACCGACGCCTTTAAGACGTGGTTACGACAACAAAGAGATAACAATCTTTCCCTTTTTAGGCTCCTCGCGGGTCTCAAAACCTCCCTTGAAAAGGTAGATTTACCAATTCACGGGTTGGACGACTTCAAGTAGGGTTGGACCAGGGGATTCCGT